GGGTGGCATCGCCGCCGATCACCCCGGCGCTGTAATGGGCGTGGATCAGCTGCGGCCACCGGATGACGATGACGCCATGGGCAAAGCAGCGGCCCATTTTGAAGAGCGCGATGTCGCCTGGCTGCGGCGGTCCCGGAATCTCTGTCGCGCGATCGAGCACGCCGCCGAGATAAAGCTCGACGCCGCGATGGAGATGCCAATCGGGCGGATAGAACGGGATCTCCACATGCCCGATGATGCCCGCCCGCTCGTACACCTCCGCCAGCAGGGTCAGGCAGTCGACCCCAACGCCCCTCAGCCGACCCATATGGTGATAGGGCGTGCGCAGCCAGCTCGCCGCTTCGGCGACAACCGCCTGTCGGGCCGCGGCGAGCCTGGTATCGGTCATACCGCGTTCTCCGGGGTCGGGATGTAGGGTTGGCCGCCGAAATGGCCCGCGTTGTTGAAAACGTTGGTGCAGGTCGCTACGGTGTGGTCGCAGCCGGGCAACAGCTGAAACTGGTCGCCGACCGCCGGCGTCGTCAGAAACGCTAACTTGATCGAGACCGAGGATCCGCTGGCGAAGCTGGCGATCGTGCGCATCTGCCCGGCATTGGTCCCGGTCAGCCCAACGATGGTTCCCTGAACGAACGGCGTCGACGAGTTTGGCGCACCCTGGATCACGGTCGCGGTCGAACCGGCCGCAGCCGGGAAGGTCAAGGCCAGGCTCGACCGGTCGAACTGGCACATCGCGTCGCCGAAAACGTGATTGCACGACGCCTGCCACAGCCGGCGCGGCATCTGGATGTTCAACAGCTCGAGGTGCGAGCGGCATTTCATCTCGATGCAGGTGCGGCTGCAATCGATGTCGGAAATGCGCCCGGAGAACAGCACCACCGTGCCCGGCGTCGTGACCCCATAGCTCGGCATAAATGCGCGCTCCAGCTGTAGGAGAGCGCCGTCGAATTGGCCGGTCCAGGCCGCCTGCAGCCACAGGGTCGCGCCGAGCAGATCGGTCGGCTCGGGATAGAGCTTGACGTCGAGTTCGTCGACTTGCGTGCCGATCACAGTCCTGGTGTTCGATCGCTCGAATTTGGGGCCGAGCGCGAAGGTAAAGCCGTTGGCGACAATCGCGGTCGGCGAGGCCGAGTAGCGCAGCACCCCGCCACCTTGCAGCGTGAACGTGTAAAGATCGGCCATGATGAACCGATCGCCCGAATTGAGTAGAGCGATCAGTGCGGGCGAGGCGGCCTTCATGAAAACCGCGCACTCCATGTCGCGCGCGACGCCATCGACCAGGCCGTGAGGTCGTTGCTCTGCTGCGTCAGTCGGTGACGCAAATCGACGCCCCAGACCGCCTGCAGCGCCTGCTCCATGCCGATCACATCGCCGGCTGCGACCTGGGCATAGCTGCCGATCCACGGGATCGACGGCGAAGCGATGACCGGCAGACCCACCGCCGCAGAATCCGCCGACACGATGTTGAAGGTCTCGGAAAACGACGCCTGCATCGCGATATCGGTCGCCACCGCCAAAGTCGCCAGAAACTCGGTGTGCGACATCCAGCCGTGCTCGACCAGACGGTGCCTGCTCCCGGCCGACGCGGCGAACAGCCCGCGCAAATTGCGCAGGATCGGCGAGGCATCCCCTTCGAGCCGTCCGCTATTGATATGAAACCGCAATTTGAGCTCGGCCAGGTTCGCAAACGATATTGCGGCGATCGCCTGAGCCAGGTGGTTTTTCAATGGCCGGATCGCGCCAAAGCAGCCGATATGCACCTCGCCATTGGCCACCGGCCGATGCGGCCTCACTGCGGATTGGCCGGGCATCGGATAGAAATTGGGCCCGAGGCTCACCAACGACTCGGAATGGCCGAAATCGGTCGCCATCGCCCTGATCTCGGCCTGCGCCTCGGCCGAATTGCACATGATCTCGACACCGCGTTGCAAATACCCGGCAATCCACGCGTCGCGATGCCCTCGCCGGCCAGAAACGGCGCCTGCGAATGGGTGCGCACGATCCATTGCACACGCGGATGCAGCCTCGACAGCACGTCGAATTTCTCGGGCACCACCCAAAGCGCCTCGATGATCGCATGGGTCGCAGCAAAGCTCGCGACCTCGTGATCGATCGCATTGTTGTCGACAACCTCGACCGCCTTTGCCGCGACGCCGAAACCGGCCAGCATGTCGACCAGGAACGAGACCGAATTGCCAAGACCAGAGGACAGGTCGGTGGCCAGATGCTCTGCCGGTCCCCAATAAGAATGCCGGCGCTTGCGGATAAACAAAACCCGCCAGCGCCGCCGCGGCATCCAGGGGGCGCCCCCTGGGGCCGTAGTAGGTATCTCGACGTTTGCCATCGTCATGTCCGCACCGATATGAAAGTCAGTTTTTTGAGCTGCCACAGCCGGTACATGAAATTCTCGAAGCTGTAGCTGTCATCGACAAAGCGGCAGCGGAACCAATAGGAAAAGTCAGCGGTGACGACGAGGCCGGTGGGCGGTGGCGTCGCGAATGTCAGCAGCCCGGTATCCGGATCGACGCTGTAGCTCGAGGGGCTCTGCACGATCCCATCGAAATAGACCGCGCCGACCTGATCGGGGGCTTCGATCGGCTCGCCAAAGCCGCCACCGGCCAATGCCGTGCCCATCGTGCGCTGCAGCTGAAAGATGGTCAGATTCGAGTCGCCGGTGCCCAAATATTGACCGGCTACTTGGTGATCGCTGGGGTCCTGAAACAGAAACGTGCCGTAGGCGCCCTGGCACGACAGGTAGAACCCGAGCAAGGTGCGCAATTCGTCGAACCCCGCCGCCGGATCGTCGCGCAAGAACGCAAAGACCAGCGTGAACTGCCACAGGGGATATGGATAGTCGAGCGCCCGTAACTCGCGGCCCGAGACCGCGCGCTGGATACGAGTCTGAAAGGTGGGCCCCTTGGTGACCGACCAGCCGAGCCCGGGCAGGGCCGGGAAGATGCCGACGTCGCTCATCCTAGATCCTCCGTCGACGGAGCCGCGAAGCGGCGGACGAAACGGGCATGCTCAGCCCTGATACAAGGACGAGCCATTGCGCAGCGCCTTGTTCAGAGCCGAGACCAGCTGGCTGCCGTTCGACATGAACAAGCGCGAGACACCGCCCGCATCCATCGCGCTGATGCCGATGTTGAAGGTGTGCCCGCCGCCAAGCCCGCCGCCGGCGATGGCGCCTTGGAGTCCTTGGCTGATGTTGGCCGGCAGCACCATCTCGTTCGAATGCAGGTTGGCGAGCACGCCGCCCGGGCCGAGTTGCGGCACCGACCAGCCGCCGGCGGCCGACGGCACGATGCCGCCATGCTCGAAGCCGAGCAGCCCGAAGAGGCCGGTGAACATGCTGCCGATGCCGGAGAACAGACCGCCTCCCGCTGCAGCACCACCGGCCGCGCCGGCAAAGTCCTGGTCGCCCGAGCCGCCGAACAATCCGGCCAGCGAGCCGCCGAGCACACCGCCGGCGCCGCTTTGAAACGGGTTGCCGACGAGCGCGCCGAGGCCGCCCTTGAAGATGCCGCCAAGCAGGCTGCCGACGCCGGAGACCAGGCTGCCGCCCGCTGTCGACCCGCCTCCGCCGCTGTCGCCGGCCAAGCCCCCGCCGAGCAATTTACTGAGCGAGCCAAAGGCGTTTTTGACTGTCGAGTCGACGAATTCGGCGATAATCGACCGTGCCAGGTTCGACAGTGCCCTCTGCACCGTCGTCGTGCCCAGGATGATCCCGGTAATCGAGGTGTCCAGCGCGCGCTGGACCGGCTGCAACAGGTTCGCCCATTGCTTTTCACTGTCCTGCACCGCCTGGGCATCAAGTTTGCTTGTCGGTCAGGTATTTCTGATAGGCGAGCTCCTCCTGCTCGGTTAGCTGCTGTCGGGCGCGCACATCGTTCGCGGCCGCCGCCAGTTTCTTTTCGTAATAATCCTGGTCGAGCGCCCATTTCTGATCGAGCAGATCGCTCAGCTGCGCGATCTCCTCGCTGCCGGATACGTCGCCGGTGCGAGACTGCTGCTGGATTGCTGCTTTTTGCCGTGCGTAGCCCGCATCGTCGACCTTCTGGTCGGCGTTGAGCGAGGCAAGCGAATTGCCGCTGACCTCGGTCACGGAAATCCCCCCGCCGGCGCGGCTAGCAGTGGCGAGTTGAGCCACACCGCTGCCGGCCGAGCCGGCAAGGTTCGCGGCCTTGGCCTGCAGCGCGCCGAGCGTCGATCCGATCTGCCCCGCGGCGGCGCCGATATGCGACTGCGCCTGCCGGGCGGCGGCGCCGAGGCCAGCGAACTGCGCCTTCATCGCCTCGGTCGCGCTTTCGACGGAACTCGCCGCCCGCTGCATCCCGGATTGCAGATCGTCGGTCTGCGCGGTGATGGCGACGCTGGTTTCGATATCGGCCAAAACAACCTCTCAATAAAAAAGCGCCCGTCGGCGCCCTGTCGCCGAGGTTCGGGACCGGCGAGCCGCATTTCGCGCGGAGCCTCACACGGTCGGTCTAAGCGCGCGTTTCAACTCGGTAAAATCGAGCACGACGGGGGCGAGGCCGGCATGCACGTCCCCGCCCGCAAAGCGCGGCCCGAGCTCGGCCAGGACCGCGCCGACATCCGACTTCGGCCCCGTCGCGACAGAGTCGTCCGCGACGATCTTGGCGCGCGCCCGGCTGGCGGTGCCGTTGCCGAGGCCGAGATAGGCGGCAACCATCAGGTGCAGCGGTGGATGTTCGATCCAATACCGTGTGAGCTCCTCGACCTCGAGAAGCGTCATCGCGTCGATTACGCGGTAGGAGTAGCCGCAGGCAGTGGCGAGGAGCCCATAGATGCGCTCCCAACCATCGTCATGCTCGTCGCCGGCATTGCCGCATCTGCCCCCGGGCTCGGCTCGGGGGCCGCGGCTTCCCCCGGCGTCTGCTCCCGCGGCCGCAGACCCGAGCCGGTCAGCACCGCATGCAGCACGGCGCCGGCATTGCCGAGATCGAGCAGGTTCTCCACCGTCTCCGCCATCATGTCGGGATAATTTCGCTGCAGCGCTGCAGCAACGATCTCGACCAGAACCCCGATCTGGGTCTCGTCCATCTGTGCGCCGATATCGGTCAACTGGCGCACCTTTGGCATCAGCCGGCGTAGCTGGCCCAGGGTCAATGGCGGCACGGTCCAATCTCGGCCGCCCATCGCGACCATCACTCCGGGGATCATTCGACGGTGCTCAGATAGCCGATCGTGCCCGAGGCGTCGGCAAAGGCCATGAAGTCGAGCTCGCTGATCGTCCAGTCGTCGATCTTGGTCGGCATCGACAATTTATTCGCGGTGCAGGCGTTGAGCCGCAATGCCAGCCCTTCGCCGTTCTTGGATGTGTAGAACGTCGCCTTGAAGGTCGGCGTCGTCCCCATCAGCTGATTGGTCAAGGTCAGCTTGTTGCCGCCGGTCGTGACGTTGTAGGTATAGGAAATCAGCAATGCCGCGTTGGCGTCGGCCGCCGAAAACGTATAGACCCCGCTGGCGAAGTTGACCGAATATTGGCCGGCCGCAGCGGGCGTCGTCACCCGGTTGAAGCGCAGTCCGGTTGCGGCATAGACGACGCCGAGGTCGTCATTATAGGTCGCCGCATTGGCGACCGTGGCGGTGAACGGCGTCGATGCCGGCACAATTGCGGCTTCGAGCTGCGATACCGCGAATTGGCCGGTCGCGGCAGTCGTGCCGAAGAAGAGGTCCGAATACAAAAGGCCCAGGATTTGCGCGAACTTCGCCTTGCCGCTGATCTTGCCTTGGCCGCGCGCGATCGCCACCGCAAATTGCGACTGGCCGTAAAGCTCCTTGTCGGTCCAGTCGAAATCGATCTGAATGTCCTGGAGCACGCCAAACTGGCGCGGGCCGATCCCCGAGCCGGTTACGTCGGTGCGCTCGCCCCACACCGCGCCCGAGCCGAAGCTGAGTTGCATGTCAGATACTCCCTTGCAAATCTTTGTCTCCGGCTTTTGCCGCCGTTTTCTCCGGGGGCATGGTCCGGGCTCGCGCCAGCAACCGCTTCAAAGTCTCTTTCGCGGCGTGGGCGACGTTCCAAGCCCGGGTGTCGTGCGCAACCGCCGAGCCCGGAAAGTGATCTTCCCACCAGCGATCGATAAGCTGCTCGACCGGGTCGGCGAGCTTCTCGATCGTCCCGTTGACGTCATCCATGGTGCCCTCCGCTAGTGCCGCTCACGTCCGGGATAGCGTCGCCGCGCTGGCGTAAGCTCAGACGCACAGGATCTCGACCGGGACAATGGCGATCGCTTGGTCGCCCAGCACCCCCTCGTCAGTTTCGATCTTGCCGGCGATGTAGGCGTGCTGGACCATCTGCGGCAGTCCCAGATTCTGGATCCCGGTGGCCGCCGATGGGGCCAATGCCCGTTCGAGCGCA